CAGGAAAAACGATTTTCGGTGCTTACTCAATTGTTCGTTCTGCGGTGGAAAACCCTAACTGCGAGATATTCTGTTTCGCCCAGACATCCGAGGTGTCGATCCGCCAGCAGCAGAGCGCGGTCTATGACTGGCTCCCTGCGGAGCTAAAGACCAAGCAGACAAGCGCGGGTGCGTATATCAGCTACACCAAGAAGAACGGGTTCACAGACGGGAGTCTAATCCTGCCTAACGGGTCGCAAATCATCTTTAAGACATACTCCCAGTATCAGAACAACCCCACCATTCTGGAGGGAGCGGAGCTTGGTAGCAGGTCGCCCGTGTGGCATAACATCGGGGTGTGGCTGGACGAGTATTTACTTGGGCCAGAACTGATCAATACGCTGCGCTTCCGACTGGCTACGCGGGACGCTAAGATGCTGGTCACATTCACCCCCATCGATGGATGGACAGAGGTCATCAAAGAGTATCTCGACGGGGCTACGACCATCGAGTCGCGTCATGCAGAGCTACTCAATGGTGAGCTAGTGCCATACATCCAGCGAGCAAACCCCAAGAAGCGCAATGCATCGATCCATTACTTCCACTCGCAGGACAACCCGTTCGGGGGCTACGACCGCATCAAGGAGGCTCTGGAGGGCAGGACGCGGGAGGAGATCCTCATCCGCGCATACGGAGTCCCTGTGAAATCTCAGGCGACCAAGTTCCCGAAATTCAACACTGCCGTAAATGTAATTCCGAAGGATCAAATTCCAACCAAGAACGTCACCCGATACCAGATCATCGACCCGGCTGGGGCAAAGAACTGGTTCATGTGCTGGCTGGCTGTGGACGAGACCGGGACGTATTACGTCTACCGCGAGTGGCCTAGCACTGAATACGGTGACTGGGCTGAGTGGAAGAGCGGTAAATGGATACCCGGGGAGGCCGCTAAAGGGCTTGGGTATGGCATCAGGGACTACGTCGAACTGATCAAGAACTACGAGGAGGAGGAGGAGATATTCGACAGGCTGATCGACCCGAGGCTGGGTGCTGCTCGCTACCAAGCCTCTGACGGAGCCTCGTCCATCATCGAGGATTTGAGCGAGATGGAGATCATATGCAACCCCGCGCCCGGGCTGGAGATCGAGGAGGGTTTGCAGGCACTACTCAGCAAGATGAGCTACGATACCAGCAAGCCCCTAGACTCGGTAAACCGCCCCCATTTCTATATCAGTTCGGACTGCGAGAACATCATCAGGGCATTGGCAGAGTATACGGGCGATCAGGGGCTAAAGGAGGCGTGGAAAGATCCTATTGACGTTCTGCGTTACGCTGCCATTGCTGACCTAGATCACGTTGACGCAAAACGATCACAAGTAACAATTCAAGGCAATGGCGGATATTAAAGACTGGAAGCAAAAGGAAGTCGCGGAGAAGCTGGGAGTCACCCCCACCGAGGCTAAGGCATATCGTGACGAGTTTTTGACCAAGGGGGTGGACTGGGACAAGACCGGAGCCACCATCTACTGGACTGACCACGCACTGTGGATGATGAAGAAACACCTAGCCACCCCGGCCGTCGAGACCGAGGAGATTGAGGTATACGTCATTGAAGCCGCTAGAAACCCGCGTTTCGTCTATGGCGACCTAAACGGAAGCCGCATCCCCATTGAATGCTCGCAAAAACTCTCCCAGAGGATCGTCAAAAAAAGAATCAAGGTGACACTCCGAGAAGAGAACGGGGAAACCTATTACAGCTATAATCCATGAAATCCGAATCGCCAGAAAACATTAACGACGAGTCACTGATCTACACTGCGAATGAGCCAGACATTGAGACACTCCGCAGCGCATACGACAACTGCCTAATTGACCTAGATGAATACTTTGAAGTCTGTAATCGCAGCTATGATGATCGGCGGAATATTTGGGATGGTAAGACCACCGACCTTCGCAAGAACGGGTCTAATGCCTTCCCTTGGGACGGCGCATCGGACATGGAGGTCAATGTCATCGGGGAGCGCATCGATGCCTTCGTGGCGATCCTAGCCCAAGCCCTGACCCGCAGCCACATCAAGGCTTTCCCAACCTCCACCTCGTCCATCCCGAGGGCGGCACTGGTATCCTCGTTCCTTAAGTGGATGAAATCCAGCTACATCCCGGACTTCAAGAACCAGATGGAGCTTGGTGCAAACCACCTGCTCGAGAAGGGCATCATGGTCACCTATGTGGGCTGGAAGCGCGAGAAGCGCACATTCCTGCAGGAGGTATCGCTGGAGGAGCTTGCACAGGTATCCCCGGAAATGGCGGAAATGATCATCAACGGGGTGGATGACGAGATGCTGGTAGACATGATCGTTCAGGCATTCCCAAACATGAACGCCAAGCGCGTTAACAAGTTCCTGCGGGAGATCCGCAAGATGGGCAGGGCGAGCATCCCGGTTCCCCGCCTGTCGGTCAACTGCCCCTTCGTGCAGTCCTGTGCGCCAGATGGTGAGGTTCTATTCCCCTCATACGTCATCGACCCGCAGTCCGCTCCATACGTCTTCTGGAGGACGTTCGTGACCGCTCAGGAGCTTGAGAAGAAGGTAGCCACAGAGGGTTGGGACGAGGAGTGGGTGAGGAAAGCCATCGAAGACCTTCGCGGGAAGGATTCGTATTACCTAGACGGTCAGAAGGCGAAGCGTTTCACCAACCTGCCCATCGCAAACGACGATGACTTAGTGATGCTGGTATACGCCTATCAGCGTCTGATCGATGAGGATGGAGCCGAGGGCATCTATTGCACCGTATTCAACCCCAACGTCGATGGATATGCGAAGACTGAGCTACTGAATGGATACGATGACTATCCGTTCGTGACCACCCGCCTGAGCTACAACCAGAACCGGATGTATGAGGTTCAGACGTTTTCCGATATCCTCCGTGGATCGCAGCTACAGATCAAGACCGAGCGTGACAGCCGGATCGACAGGGCGAGCCTAGCCACCCTACCACCGCTCATGCACCCTGCTGGTAGACCACCCTCGGACTGGGGGCCGGGTCGCCGGGTTCCCTATCGCAGGCTCGGGGAGATCGCATTCGGGCCGATCCCACCAGCGGACAACGGGTCGATGGAGATCGAGGTATCCATGAACGCACAGGCAGACCGCGCAGTGGGACTCGACCTGAGTAGCCCCATATCATCGGTTCGCCAGCAATTCTATGTTAACAAGTATCTCGACCACGTTAAGGATGTCCTCGGGCTGGCGTGGAAACTGTTCCAGCGCATGGGGCCGGATGAGATATTTTTTCAGGTAACAGGCAACCCTAACCCGCAGACGATGACCAAGGGATCGCCTGACGAGAACTACTCATTCTCGGTATCCTTCGACTCACTCAGCGCAGACCCGGATAACGCCGAGTCACGCATGAAGCAGATCGGGAGCCTCGTTCAGTTCGACCGCAACGGGCGCATCGACATGGACAAGTTCCTTGAGTTCGCCGCCATGAGCATCGACCCGGTGTTCGGGGACTATGTCCTGCAACCTGCCGAGGAAGCCACCGCGAAGGTTCAGAAACAGGTCACGGACGACCTAGCGAAGATCTACGCTGGCATAGAGATGCCTGCCCAGCCCAACGGCGCACAGATCGCCATGCAGATGCTACAGGCATACGCACAGCAGCCTGATGTGGCTCAGAGGGCGCAAAACGACGAGGCATTCGGCGGAAGGCTCCAGAAGTATGCGGAACAATACCAGTTCCAGATGCAACAGGCACAGAACGCCGAGATTGGACGCATCGGAACAGCACCTGCGGAGATGGGCGGAATCCAGACCCAAGGAATGAATCAGCAATAATATGCCCAGTCCCTTCAAAAACACCTTGATTGGTTCCACGCCTAAACTCTCCCCCGCCCTCCCAGCAAGAGACTTTGGAAAGCGTAGCGATGGGACACCAAAGGGTAGTGGCTGGCTTGGGGTCATTGACTTAGGTGATGGCAACGTAGCTACGGAATATACCACCCAATCAGATGCCGTTAAAATTAACGGGAAAAGGGTTGATTTCCCTACTCTAGTTCCAACACTTACGCCTGATGAGATTCAAGCAATGAAAGATGTGATCCTCGCCAAGAAAGAAGTCCCTGAGACAATCATGAGGAAAGCAATCGACCATGCCAAAAAACAACTTGGTGAAGGCAAATCTGTATTCAAGCAACCTGAGACAATGGCTGATCAATTCAATAAAGCTATCCAACTCAAACCCTCTTACAAAAAATAATATGAAACAAGGC